CCCTGCTGAATTTTTGCAGGTTAAACATGGCTCCTTTTAACGAGGCAGATCTTTATAATAAGGGTTCAAAAGTTTGGAGAGATTACGAATATTCTAAGCGTCCTCGTAACTATGAACGCAAGGAGTACCAGGGTAATAAACCGCGTAACAATAATTATAGGAACGGTCGTCAGTAATGGCAAATGTTTATCTGGTAGATCTTGAGCCTGTAGAGACACGTTACACAGCTCAATGGAAGACTCATCTTCCTGCAATCTTACGAAAAGAAGGACATCATGTTCAAATTATCTCTGGTCCTACGGACATTCCTAGTGCTACCACTCCTGGGGCATTTCTCAACTTTGGCGGCACTAATATCTATAAGGCTAGTCAAGTTGAACAGATGGGTAGGCTATTTTGTAACGGAGCCGTTCATCCCGGCGATCACTTTATCTTTACTGATGCTTGGCATCCTGGTATCATAAATCTAAAGTATATGAGTGAACTGTTACAGATTCCTGTAACTATTCACGCATTATGGCATGCTGGTAGTTATGATCCTCAAGACTTTTTGGGACGTCTTATTGGTGGAAAACCTTGGGTTAGGCATGCTGAGTTTAGTTTTTTTTCCGCGATTGATCATAACTATTTTGCTACAAAGTTTCATATAGATTTATTTTGTAAAACATTCTTAGAAGATACACCAAAACAAGAGTGTATTTCAAACGGTAAGATTGTACTTACAGGTTGGCCCATGGAGTATATGGATTCAACGTTAACTGTGTATAAGAACATGCCTAAACGTGATCTTATCTTGTTTCCACACAGAATCGCTCCAGAGAAGCAAGTTGAGATATTCCGCGATCTTAAACATTGGTTGCCACAATATGAATTTGTAGTTTGTCAAGATCAACAATTAACTAAAAACGAATATCATAACTTGTTAGGTGAAGCTAAACTAGTGTTTAGTGCTAATCTACAAGAAACCCTCGGTATTAGTTGTTATGAGGGTGCCATAGTTGATGCCATCCCAGTAGTTCCTGATAGATTAAGTTACACAGAAATGTACTACGACACATTTAAGTATCCAAGTGAATGGACTGAGAACTGGGTTAACTACGAAAAAAATCGAATGAACCTTTGTCACAAAATAATTCAGTATATGACTAATTATGAACAATTTGTTCCTACTGTAAAAAAACAAGCAAGAGACTTACATGACAGATTCTTTAGCGCAGACGGATTACTCAACAACATCAAGTGATAGCGTTGGCTATGTAGCACAGGAAATTAGTACTATTACTATGTCTGGTGGTAGTGATTACTATTATAGCACTGGTAGTGACACTATTACCATATCTACTGGCGGAACAACTAGTATGGGTTATACTATTGGATCTAATATTACTAGTATTCCATCAATGACTATTAGTTCAAACGGAAATGTTGGTATTGGTACTATTAGTGGTCTTACTGCTTCTACATTTGAATGGAAAAATCATGAGTTTGTAGATGCATTTCCAGACTATGATAGAATTCAAAAAATGTGTAAACAGTATCCCGGATTACGCATTGCCTACGAAAAGTTTGTAACAACGTATAAGTTAGTGAAAGATGATTATGATAGTTCAAAAGATTAAAAACAAATTCTTTTCATTTTTAGAAAAACACGATCGCAAGCGTGTTATTATGGATCGTCAATGCAACGAGCCATTGTTAACTCGTTACTATCTGTTCTTAAAAGAACGTAAGCATTTTCCATTCAATGTGTTTCTACACAAGTTTCACAAAGGCGATCCCGGTGATGTACACGATCATCCATGGCCCTACTTTACACTGATATTAAAAGGTGGTTATTACGAATGGATTCTTAGTGGTAACTGCGAAATTCGTAAATGGCGTGGACCTAGCCATTTTAGATTTTGTAGTGCTAATAGCTATCACCGAATTGAATTAAAAGAGGGTGTAACACCCTGGACCCTGTTTATGCCAGGTCCACAAACAAGAGAATGGGGATTCCTTGTTAAAAACAAATGGATTCATAATGACAACTACCTCGAAGCAAATAAACAACATTAAAAACGGATTGATTGGTAGTACTGTGACCTTTCCAGGTTCTAGTACCACTGCTATTAATATAGCGCCAATACCTCCGTTAACTGTTGGGCAAGTTTATACAACTAATACTACTTCTGGGCAATTTTTAACAAGCGGATCAAATGGTACAACTTGGGCCAATCCAAGTGACAATGTAATGATTGTCAAAAATAGTCCAGCAGAGTTAGAAGTTAAAGGCAGGGTTAAAATAAACGGACGAGACTTAGAAGAACGGTTAGATACAATCGAAAAAGTCTTGCAAATTCCCGAGCGTGATGTTAAACTAGAGAAGAAGCACCCAAAGCTAAAGAAACTGTATGATGAATACATACACGCATTGGGTAAGTACAGAACATTTGATGCACTTAAAGGAGATAACGAATGAAAAACTTGCACGAGTCAGTAGCACACACATATAAAGAAATAACAATCAAAGAAAGTGATGGCTTTAGATTGCGTTTGGAAAAACACGAAGTAGTAAGTCCAAAAGGATTATACAACGTAGACCTAGTTAATGAAATATTAAAGACTGATGGTACTGTACAAGATTCTAATACTTATAACTTCTTTATGACTAAAGAAGAATTACAAACTCTTGCACAGGGCTTAACTGCATGAAAAAGATTTACTACAGTTGGAAAGACGTCGAAGGTGCTTGTTTAGAACTTGCACGGCAGGTTATTACAAGTCAATGGCGGCCTGACTATATTGTAGGCATTACTCGCGGTGGAGCAATCCCCGCAGTAATGTTAAGTCAGTTTTTTAACATTCCTATGCGTCCATTACAAGTGTCTCTTAGAGATGGTGGAGATTGTGTTAGCGATCTAGGTATGGCTGAAGATGCATTTGGTCATGAAGAAGATCCTAAGAATATCCTTATTGTAGATGACATTAATGATCAAGGAAGTACTATTGCTTGGATTAAGAAGGATTGGCCAAGTGGATGTTTTCCCGATCATAATCAATGGACAAAGACATGGGGACATAATGTTCGATTTGCTACCTTAACAAATAATATGGCCAGTAAAGAAACTGTTGACTATAGTGTTTGGGAAGTTAACAAAGCCGAGGAGGACTGCTGGTTAGTCTATCCTTGGGAGGAGTTTTGGCGTAATGATAACTGACCTTGAAAGGGCATTAAATGAAAAACGAGCACCTTGGACCGACATTGAGTACCGGACTAAAGACTTCTGGGTCTTTAGGGACGCTTACGCTGTCACGGAAGGACATCTGCTATTTGTGCCAACCCAAGAAAAATTTGATAATGTCGTGGAGTGTTTCAAAGCCGCGCACAAGTTTGGACACAACGGAGTTGAATCAGAATACTGGGATGCTTACAACGTCGGACAGAACTGTGGCGAGGCTGCTGGCCAAACAATAATGTATCCACACATACATATGATTCCCCGCCGTAAAGGTGACATGGCTGATCCACGCGGCGGCGTTCGCCATGTTATTCCTGAAAAGGGAAACTACAAAAAATGAGTAAATGCATTTGCGGTCGTACTACTAACGAACCCTGGTGTGATGGTAGTCACACATTAACCGAAGCACAATATCAAGAACGTTGCAGAGAAATTGAACTCGATGAATACAAAAGACAAGCTCAGGAATTATGGAACGACTCGTGTACCAGCATTAGATCAGATGATCCTAAATGAATGCGATATACGTGTTGACTGGAATAACCAAAATGGATTCTGGTGGAATGAAACATGTGTATTAGTATTAGAAGTATTTGGATTACCTGGAAATAGATATGAGTCTCATCCAGACTCAGATTATATGCTGTTTAAATTTAAATCAAAAAAGGATGCAGACTTATGCCGCATACTGTTAAGCGAACGATTCTAATAACTATAGCAATTGGTATATATGTTGCTGTAATGTTTTTAATATTTCCAATGATGATGCCAAAAAAAGGTGACGTTATTCGAATCGACTGCACATGGAGTGAGATAAGTCCAGATTTTTCAAATGAAATGCGAGAAGCATGTCGTAAAGCTCGCATAGGAAAACTCACATGATAAAACTAAACCTAAGCCTATTAAATCCATTTAAGTATGAGAACTTTATTGCACTCTATAACTGGAGTGGAAATATTACCAAAAATAAATCCTGGGAAGTAGAATTATATTACTATGCTTACGAATGGTTTATTTTTAACGTAGATTTATCTTGGAAAGGTTGTAGTCATGCAGGACCTAGGTTTGAAATTGGTTTATTTGGTTATAATCTAAGTGGCAGTATTCACGACAACAGACATTGGGATTATGAAAATAAATGTTGGGAAACGGTTGACAACGACCTAAATAAAGTAGTATAATAGCACAAAGACATCCACGTCATTAACTCGGAGAATAATAAATTGACAGAATCATTAACATACAAAAATATACTTGCTGGCGCAGAACAGCAAGGTGACGACGACAAAGGTTATCAAGAAGCATACTTAGGCGATCATATTCGTTTTAAAATGAAACGTGAAGGTAAACGTTTTTGGGCTGGAGATAATATTAGTGACTTTCTACACGAAGGTGATAAAGAAAAACTAATTGACGAAGCAACAGAAGCATTTGAAACAGTTCTAGATAGATTACTTATTGATCGTGAAAACGATCCAAACTCAAAAGGTACGGCCAGGCGTCTAGCAAAAATGTACTTCAACGAAATTATGGCAGGAAGATATGAACCAGAACCAGATGCAACAGCGTTTCCCAATGATAGCAAAGACCGTTACGAAGGCATGCTCGTTGTTCGAAGTGAGCTACGGTCCATGTGCTCTCATCATCACCAGCCTGTGGTTGGGGTTGCCTACATCGGTATCATTGCCGCTAATAAACTCATTGGTCTTTCTAAATATACTCGTATCGCACAATGGTGTGCTCGTCGAGGAACACTACAAGAAGAATTATGTAACGACATAGCCCGAGAAATTAGCAAAGCAACTGACTCAGAGAATGTAGCAGTATATGTACAGGCGGTGCATGGCTGCTGTGAGAATCGTGGCATTATGGCGCATAGCTCACTGACACAGACAACTGTATTAAAAGGCACATTCAAAGACGATCCTCATACAAAGAAAGAATTTTTTGACAACATTAAACTACAGCAAGAATTTGCTCCAAGGTGATATATGAAATGGTTTCTTGATCTTTTAGAACGCATGGGTCGCAAGCGCATTGTTATGGATCGTCAAAGTGACGAACCCTATCTTGAACGCTATTATCTGTTTTTAAAAGATAGAGACCGTTTTCCCTTTAATGTATTCCTACACAAGTTTTTAAAAGGTGACCCGGACGATGTTCATGATCATCCGTGGCCCTATGCAACTCTAATACTAAAAGGCGGATATTATGAATGGCTTCCGCAATTTGACAGCAAGGGTAACAAGATCGCTGAAATGTGTGTATGGAGAGGACCCGGCAGTTTTCGTATATGCAGGGCTAATAGCTACCATCGCATTGAGCTTGATCCTAGCGTAACTGCATGGACATTGTTTATGCCCGGGCCCAAGAAAAGAGATTGGGGATTCTTAGTTAATAACAAATGGATACAGCACGAACAATATTTGAAAGAAAGATATGAACAAGCTCATAATTAAAAATAAACAATTTAAAAACCTAGTTGCAAATATTTGTAAACAAATTGGCGCTGGCAGTTGGCGTCCAGATTATATTGTAGGATTGACTCGTGGTGGACTACTACCGGCTGTTATGATCAGCCACTACTTAGATATTCCTATGCAATCTCTAGATGTTAGTTTGCGTGACGGTGGTGAATGTGTTAGTAATTTAGGTATGGCCGAAGATGCATTTGACGGAAAGAATATTCTAATTGTCGATGACATCAACGACCAAGGTACTACGCTAAATTGGATTATGAAAGATTGGCCTAGTGGTTGTTTCCCCTACGATGAACGCTGGGAACATATCTGGGGCAGCAATGTTCGTTTTGCTGTAGTAGTAGACAATCTGTCCAGTCAATGTAGCATTGGAATGAACTACTGGGGCATGGAAGTAAATAAGGCAGAAGAAGATGTATGGATAGAATTCCCCTACGAGGAGTGGTGGACTAAATGAAAAGATCAATAGCAATTATTATTACTATCTGTGCTGTGTTTCTGGCATGGGTGTATTGGGGTGATCCAGCAGGCTATGGATGGTTAGTTGCTGTAACTGGTTGGGTTGATAAATGCTTTAAGGAAAAATTATGAATATTAAACAAGGCAGTCGCTGGACCGGAAATGATCATAGTAAACAATTTATAGTCTTGCATGTTATAGAACAAGATGGACACGATTGGGTACACTATAGAGACGAAGCAGGAGATCCTCCTAGAGAATATAGCTGTTATAAAGACAGTTTCTTGTCAAGATTTACACCAGTACCATAATGAGTACAGAGATTGTTGTTCCCTGGCATGCAGGCCAAAGTGGATTTTGGTGGAATGAAACTTGTGCCATGGTGATTGAAGTATTTGGCCTGCCCGGCAATCGATTTCGATACAGTCCAGAAATGGACAAGATGACATTTTATTTTAACACAGAAGAGGACGCTTTTATATGCAAGATGTTACTGAGCGACAGAATAGCAACTCCTGGACCTTAACGGTTGAGGAAGATCCAGAAACTGGAGATGCCATACTCCAATTTCCTCCAGATCTACTGGAACAAGCAGGTTGGAAAGAAGGCGATACATTGGAATGGAAGGATCGAGGAGATGGTTCTTGGTCTTTAGAGAAAAAGAGTGTATAATAAACTATGAGTAAATTAAAAATAGCAGAGCTGTTCTACAGCATACAAGGCGAAGGTCGCTATATGGGTGTGCCTAGTGTGTTCTTACGCACATTTGGTTGTAACTTTAAATGTGCGGGCTTTAGTATGCCGAGAGGCGAACTAAGCACAGAAATTGAACCAATTGCACAACGCATTACAGAATTTAAAACCTATGAAGAACTTCCGTTGGTTAGTACTGGTTGCGATAGTTATGCTTCTTGGGATCCACGTTTTAAGGACCTTAGTCCTATGCTTACATCAGACGCCATTACAGACAGAATCATGGAGATACTGCCCTTCAATGAGTGGAAGGACGAGCATCTAGTTATTACAGGCGGTGAACCTTTACTAGGCTGGCAACGAGCATATCCTGATTTGTTAGACCATCCCAAGATGGCAGGCCTTAAAGAAATTACATTTGAAACAAACGGAACTCAAGCACTAACTCCAGAGTTTACTGATTATCTAAATAAATGGAAATTGCGAGGCAACAAGTCCTGGTGCGAATCAATTACATTTAGTGTGAGTGCTAAACTTCCTTGCAGTGGTGAAAAGTGGGAAGATGCTATCAAGCCTGATGTTGTTCGCAGATACGAAGATGTAGGTTACACATATCTTAAACTTGTAGTGGCAACTGAACAAGATGTTGCAGATGCAGAATGTGCTGTTGGTGCATATCGTCAAGCAGGATTTGACGGTCCTATCTATCTAATGCCTGTGGGCGGTGTTGAAAGTGTTTACGCACTTAATAATCGAAAGGTAGCAGAGTTAGCAATGGCTAAAGGACTGAGGTACAGCGATCGTCTTCAAGTGCCGTTGTTTAAAAATGAGTGGGGAACCTAATGAATAAATGGATTGAAAAGTTATTTGGCATTGACAAGATTAGGGCCGAAACAGAAGCCAGTTTAAAGGCGGCTAGTGAAGCTACTAAAATTGCACAAGATGCTACCGCCGCTGCCGAACGGGCCACTCAAGCAGAAGAACAGTCCAAATTAACGGCTAAAGAACGAGCTACTCGTAAAGAAGAACCGTATGTTGCTGTGCTTAACACACATGTCAATAAAGACAATGTACGCAATGGCTTTTTTGAACTTGACTGGAACGACCATTTTGTGTTAAAATTAAAGCAAGAGGGCTACGGTTACGACGGTGATAAAGACGAAGAAATTGTAGACCGCTGGTTTAGAGAGCTCTGTGCTAATGTCGTAGTAGATGAAAATTTACCCGAAGTTAACACAGGTGTTATTGATATTCAAAGTGTGAAAAGAAACAATAAATGACTTATATTTTAGTAGATACAGCAAACACATTTTTTCGTGCAAGACACGTTATCAACGGTGACGCTGATATCAAATTAGGCATGGCGTTTCATATTACCTTAAACAGTATTAAAAAGGCCTGGCAAGACTTTGGTGGTACACATGTTGTGTTCTGCCTCGAAGGTAGATCATGGCGTAAAGATCATTACAAACCTTATAAAGCACAAAGAGCCGCTAGTCGTGCCGCACATACAGAACGCGAAGCAGAAGAAGAGAAAGTGTTTTGGGAAGCCTTTGATACTTTTAAAGAATTTGTAACGGAAAAGACAAACTGTACAGTCTTGCAAAATTCTCGCTTAGAAGCAGATGATCTTATTGCAGGCTGGATACAGACACATCCAAATGATAAACATGTGATCATTAGCACAGACACAGATTTTGTACAGCTCATTGCACCTAATGTAAAACAATACAACGGTGTTATGGAAACTACTATCACTCATGAAGGTATCTTTGATGCAAAAGGTAAGAGAGTTATTGATAAAAAGACTCAAGAGCCAAAAGCCATTCCGGACCCCCAGTGGTTACTGTTTGAGAAGTGTATGCGAGGTGATACCTCAGACAATGTATTCTCTGCATATCCGGGAGTACGGGAAAAAGGCACAAAAAATAAGGTTGGTCTCCGTGAGGCCTACGGTGATAGAGACTCAAAAGGCTATGCGTGGAACAATCTCATGCTTCAGCGGTGGTCCGACCACAACGGTGAAGAACATCGTGTGCTAGACGACTATGAACGCAATCGGATACTGATTGATCTTTCTGCACAACCAGCTGAGATTAAGACTATCATTACAGAAACTATTGCTACAGCAACAAGTGCAAATAAGAATATCAGCCAAGTTGGTATTAGACTTATTAAGTTTTGTAATCTTTATGATCTTAAAAAGATTTCCGATCAAGCACAGGCGTATGCCGAACCGTTAAATGCGAGGTATGTATTATGAATTCAGTAGACATGGCAAATAATTTAATTTTTAGAGCAAAGAACTTGCAAGAGTTTGTTGTTGAAACTGATACTCCTGAAAATTTTAGATTTAACGGTGTGGTTCCGTTTGACATGGAAATTGTCGACGGAGTTATATCAGCTAAGGTATTAGCCGTTGACTTCGACGAAGCGGTGGCAGTATTTGATAAATGGTTAGGAGAACAACAATGACAGATTTACACGCTAAACCTATTATTCCAGAAAAGTTTTGGATTGTAGAAAAAGGTGGGGCTAAGTTTGCCACCTTGAGAAAAAGTGAAGACAATCACTTTGTGATGAGCAATGAACTAGGTATCAAAGTCTACGAAACAAAAGAAAAGCTAACAATGGAATTTGGTAAGGACTTCTTTGTTGCAAAAATTATTAAAGAAGCAGACAATGCAGAACCAAATGAGGTACATGGCTATGCAACTTCGACCGCTCCCCACAACTCAATGTTTGATGTTAAAAGAAAATTACCACTCTTTACTAAGAGCGGAGATAGTAAAAGCCTTTACTGTGCAGGATACTATGTTATTCGATTTGACAAAGGATGGGT